CCTTCTCTTGCGCCACAAAGACAAACTCATCTAACTTAAAACCAGCTTTTTCCATACCTCTTCGATACCAAGCAGCCTGCATATCGTAGCCATATTTTTTAACCGAATAAGCAAACTCTACTGGATCACATGATTGAGTGGTCTTGTAATCGACTACACATATAGCGTTGTCTGGATATGGGCTTTGGACTGGCGGACAGATAACATCTGGTCGGCACTTACAAAGAACCTCGCCTTCATACCAATAGAAGCTGGCCTCTGCTACCTTGCCTTCAGCGTTAAGGTAGATGTTGCCTTCTTCAATCATATGCTCCTTCATACCTTTGATTGCCGTCATCTCAGCTTCTTTAATCACCGTTAAGCCACGCTCCTCATACTCCTTCTTTAGCTCTTTGTTAGCATTGGTATAGGGAGATCCCACTATTACTGCTACTGTTTGGTTAAAAGCCTCCTCACCCTCTACTAGCAAAGCGTGGGCAGCTGTACCAAAGTTCATCGCAGGTGTTGTCTCTTGGACTTTCTCCACCGCATGCAGTTGCGATTTGCCAAAGGCTCTAATCTTACTGCTGCTTACTCCGACCCCTGCATGGTAAACAGGGTTGGGTATATCTGAGAACACCAGGGTGTCACCCTTTTGCTCAGACTCAAACTCTTTTAGTTCTTCTATTATCATATTCATACTCCAAAATCATCGTTTGCACGACATTATCATTTAGCATTGGCTGAGGCCAATACCGCAACTTGCTGTATAAGTTTAGCATGTTGTCCTCAAGGGACAGCCGCTTGTTATACATAGGGTTTCCTATCGAATCCCAAAAATCTTCTATTTGTTCTAACGTATCTCTACCACCGCCAACATATTTTAATTCTGCCTCTGTATAGTCATAGGGTATAAACATAAAATCTCCCGTCTCCTTCCTAAATGGATAACAACGTGTTGGCTTACCTATCTGCATAAATATGGTTGACGATATTAGGAAACTTGCCCGAATAATCGACTTTAATTAAATCTGGTTTGTTGACCTCTGTTTGTCTAAACAAAGCCTCATCTACTGTAGAGGGCGGGGATCTTCGCAAGCTATCACCACTTACCATTTTTCTCCACCAAGCCACAGCTTTTTCTCTTGCGTAGCCCGAATGCTCAAAGCAGATGTACTCACTAATAATCTTATTGGGTGTCTTATAGCTGACCTTTAGGACGGGCAACGGCTTGCCTTGTTTCTGATGATTGCCAAACCACATGTTGATAACCTTGGTATCGTAGCGTTCTTTCTTGGCTGTTTTAGAAATAATATCTAACTTAGATGCAACCAGCTCTAACTCTAACTTACGCATAGGATAGACATAGCCACAATCTGGACAAGTGGTTACAGCTTTGGGTACATATGATTGACATTCTGGGCAGCTCTTAACCAGGGCTTCACCCGTCTTTTTGCGCTTGCCTTTTTGATTGGGCGCTATTTGATTGATTGGACCATGGCGTTCAATATTTTTAGCAAAGTCTAAAATCAAACAATCTTTCTTGCCCTCTGCTATACGCATGCCCCGACCCATCATTTGCACATATAAACCTGGTGAATGTGTAGGTCGCAGCATTATAATTAAATCTGTATTTGGCGCATCAAAGCCCGTCGTTAATACATCGCAATTAACTAAAGCTCTAATCTCTCCTTTCTTATAATCAGCTATTAACTTATCTCTTTGCAGTTGATTGGTATCTCCCGTCACCACGCGAGAAGTTATATTGTTGGCATTTAAAATACCGCTGACCATTTCTGCATGATTGATGCCAGCACAAAATATTAGCCATTGTTTTCTGTTTGCGCCTTTGATTAAAACTTCTTGTATGGCTTTATTGGTTCTGCCGCTGTCGTTCATCTTGGCTTGTAAATCTGTTTGAATAAACTCTCCACCTCTTAAACCAATATCTTCTAACTCGTATTCAGTATCCATACACTTAGTTACCAAAGGTGATAAATAACCGTCATCAATCAAACGAATAAAGTTATCACCGCTACCAAAGTCTATTGCGACATCATCAAAGATAGATCCCTCACCTTCAGTTAACATGCCAGAATTTAGTCTATAAGGGGTAGCAGTAAAGCCAACCACGCGTAAGTTTGGGTTACGTTCTTTAAGGGCGACAACGAGGGAGCGGTACATTCCCTCGCCGTCTTTTGGAACAAGATGCGCTTCATCAATAGCGAGGAGATCGAATAAGGGCAGTTGATCCACCTTGTTCCAAACTGATTGGAGCTGAGCATAGATAATATCGTTATCTGTATCTCGACTCTTTAAACTGTTGCCATACAAACCTATATCTCCATAAGGCCAAGCGTCTTGTAGCTTTTCATAATTTTGAAAAAGTATTTCTTTAACGTGCGAAACAATTAAAGTTTTTTGTTTCTTTTGTTCATTCATATGCAGCACAAAGTCTGCAATCACATGAGACTTACCAGAACCTGTTGGCATGACAACCAAAGGATTGCCGTCTTCTATAGCAATATAGTTTTCCAGCGCATCTAAAGCTTCTTGTTGGTAATCTCTTAAGGGCATTTATTTTTTTTCTTTTGCAAAATCAGTTTTAATTTCTTTGCCGCTTGCATATCTTATTCTTCTAAAATGTTCTCCTGCGCCTTTTTGATACTCATACCAAACTACTTTTTTATCTTCCTCTTCAGCTTGAAGTTTCTTTCTTTGCTTCTCTACATTTTTTTTATACTGAGTCATTTTCTCTTGATCCCCCTGGTAATTGTTCAACGTCAAACCAACCGCACGGATAATTTACACCTCTCATTTGCCTTGACCTCGATATTTTTTACGCGTTTTGCGTTTGTTAGTTCCAGCGCCTCGGCTAAGTCTTGAGTTGCCAATAGATGTTTTCTTTTTAACTCTTTCTATTTTTTCTTTAATCCACGTTTTTGCCATTGTTTTTTTCCTCTAATTGTTTATAAAATTCGGCAACTGCCATTATCTCCTGCCAAGTGCCGTCGCTTTTAATACAGTTGGCCCGATGCGAAACAACAAGAATGTTGCCTATAACATAACCTTTGCTGTTGTCTATTCTTTCCATTGTGGGTGAGTTGTATCTGTTTTCATATCCATGCACAAGCTCAATACCAAGAACTGGACACTTAAAATCTTCTGGCCATACGTTCCAAATATCCTGCGGTTTAAGAGTGCAAGGCGGCCAACCCCTGTCTAAAGTTCTGCGCCTAGCGCCAGATAACATCTTATGCGCCCAATAAGAAGGTTTATTTCTTTTGTTTTCGTTGTAGCAAGATCGACATTCCCACCTAAAAGGCGGAGCTTTCTTTAGTTTTCTATTAGGAAAATTAACTGAGTTCAATTCTTTTGTTTGCTTGCATATAGTGCATTTTCTCATTTTAGGCCCATCGCTTTTAAATAGAGCTCTTGCCAAAACTTAACTTGATGTTTCAAGTCGTTGTTCTCTTCTGCTAGTTTTTCTAAATCTATTTGATTGTTATCACCTGGAATACAAATATTAAAAAATATTTTGTTCCTATCAACCTCTTGCTCAAACTTATCTCTTAATAAATCTGGTAAGCCTTCAGCATTTGGATCTACACCATCAACATAAAATGTTGCCCCCACTAAAACTTCTCGCTTCTTGTTTAGGTCTTTCATAAATGTTTATTCATTAACCAAATAAAATAAAGCAAGCCACCCACAAAATAAGTGGCTATTATTCCTAAAACCCATAAAAGAAACTCAAGCATCGTTTGTAAATAAAGTTTCTTCAGTATTTCTCCAAATATCAATAAATTCTGGAGCCGCGCCTGAGTGCTCTACATATATAGTTATATCTCCTACCTTTATATACGCAGAAACTTCAGACCTTTGATCTATCTCAATGCTCATTTGGATGCCTCCTTATAAGCATGCTCAAATAAAGCTGGGTGATGTTGACGAATGTACTCAACAAACTTGCTCAACCTTTCGGTTGATTGCATGTCATCTTCTACATCCGCAGTATGCTTGGGAGCTGGTAATCCTGGCTGTAAAGCTTTCATACCTTCCCTAATAAAATCTATTTCTGTCATTGGCATAATCTTCTCCTCGATTAATTGTTTTATTAATAGTATAAAATTTCAGTTGCTTTGTAAACACCTTTTGATATACTAAGGGTATATTTATTTTGGAGAACATAAATGACGATAGATAAAAAGATGTCAGATTACGTGGACCACACCAGAGATTACTTACAACAACTGGTATGCCAAATGATTAAAGTTTATTTGCAATCTGCTGGCCTTGAGATTTCTAATTCAGACGCAACCTTACAACAAATAGAAGCTGACAAAGAGCGTTTGATTAATATGGTTAATAATCTAGCCGAGGTCGAAAAGAGAAAAGTTAAAACGCATTAACATGGTTGAGTATCAAGGTAAAAAAGTTACAGTCAGAACCAAAGTCAAACATGAATTGTCTGACGTGGTTATTGCTTGGGTCAATCAAGTTGTTAAAAATCCAGAGGATGTCATTGTTGATTGGAATCAAATGACAGCAAAGGAACAAGAAGAGTTTGAAAGACAGGCTTTCTTGTTAGAGGGTAAACTCCACAAAGTTATCGGCGTGGCGTTTGCAGAGATCATTAGTAGTAGCAACTACAAAAAAAAGATATAGGAGGAGATATGAGTCGAACAGGAGATTTACTTATCGACATTCAAGCAGATGCTCAGATAGTCGTAGGTGATTGCGAAAACTTTACAGAGTTTTGCGATCGCATGTATGACATCAATTACCTGTATTCACCAGGGATGATTAGACAGACTTGGGATGATTACAAGGAAGAGTGCCGTTGGAAATACGGCGACGGCTAATCGCGAACAGGCAATCATTCGGCTTGTATAAACAATAGAAGTGCAGTTGCGGCGAGTTTAATTCATACTCGTCTCCAGGGACTTTGAGGTGTAGTCTTGCAACGATACACACCTCACCTTTTATTGGAGATTACATGTTAAAAGCAGACGGATTTGACGAAGCCATTATCGGTATGGCTGACGACATAGCAACCAGCGGCCAAAGATTAATTTACGACGCCAACAAATGCATTGATATTCTTATCAAAGATCACGACATGAGCGAGCTAGAAGCCATAGAATATTTTGAATTTAACGTCTCTGGCGCTTACGTTGGAGAAAACACACCTATCTGGTTATACCCATATGAAGATTTATAAGCTACACTATTTGAATGAAGATAGTAAAAATGGAAAAGGGCCCACCCACCATCGAAGAAGGTCGACGCAGACTCGATACACTCTTTGAAGATTTTATTTCTAGAGGCGCAGACGCAGAGTTTACCGCCTTACTCATCTTTACTTACGGCGTAACCGAAACTCTCAATTACGCGCAATCGGTCGAAGAAGGCGTTAGAAAAATAGACGATATTCTAAATGCAGAGTTTGGTTTAGAGAAAGAAGTTGTTTTTACTCCTGAGTTCTTAACAGAAGAAAAAGACCCTGAATGAAAAAATACATTCACGTCAATCAACATAAGATTCGCGCAAATAAAAAACATGGTACTGACGAGCCCGTCATTACAATCAAAGCTGGTAAAACAAACACCTATTGCCACGAAGTAGAGGTTCTTGGTCCGAGCATTCTTAGATATGGCGGCAACGACAAACCTATTTTGTCTTGCGGCGCTAGGGTTGTTATCGAGACAGAAGCAGAGATAAATATCATTAAATAGTTTTGTCACACTTTTCTGACAAAAGTACCCCCTTTTGGGTCGATTTTGGCTGGAATTGGCTTAGTTTTGTCAGAGTGTCAGAAGTCTCTGACAGCTAGAAACGTGATAAGAATGCACTTTAGGCGTTTTGTCATTTTGTCAGGATACCCTTAAAATAACCCTGATATTCCCCTCATAATTGTAAAATATAAGGGGGGGTAAGAAAAAGTATGACAAAACTAATAAATAAGGTATATATATAAAAACATATATATTATTATTTATTATATTAGTAGGGCTTAGAGAGGTACTGATAGTTTTGTCAGAGTTTTGTCAAGAGCTCTGACAAAAGTAGGAGAAGATGTGTATAAATTAGTAAAAAAATGTCGAGAGGTTTTACCGCCAGAAGTTATCGATTTGCTAGAAAGACCAGATGTAGTAGAATTAGTTAGATATTTTAACGGACGATTAATTAGCTATAAGGTGAGAGATGAGCAAGGACGAATCGAGGATCAGACAGAAAGTGAAGGTTGAGCCTACACTTGCAGATGCAGATGATATGCCAGTTGAGTATATGAATCATAACGAGAAGAATCTAACCAAGCGGCAGCGTTTGTTAGTCTGGAATGCAGTCAACGATCCTACGCTGACTTTTGCGGAAGCTGCAAAGAAAGCAGGCTTTAAGAATCCAAAGGTTGTTAGTCGGTACATGGGGCCCAACGGGAAGTATCAGCACGTGTATAGAGAATATGAAAGATTGATGGCGGAAGCGAAAAAAAAATTTGAGCTTACGCATGAGGGTGCAGTTGAGGATTTGTATAAGCTTAGGGATGATGCCTGGAGTGCAGGTAATTTTACAGCGGCGATTAACGCGCAGAATTTACTTTTGAAAGTCGGGGGCCTTATTGTCGATCGTCGGGAAGTATTGCATGGGAAGGTAGATCAAATGAGTCGGGATGAAGTTGAAAGACGCCTAGCTGATTTACTCGGGAAGCAAGCTATAGAACATAAGTCGGGAATCGAGATTGAGGATCTGTCGGGATCGGGGGAAATAGAAGTCGGGGAGATCGTCGGGGAAGAAGAAATTAAGAAACCGAGCAAGGCCAGACCTATACCAGAGGAAGCAAAAGACGAGGACGAGGATTAGTCCTCATCTTCGTTCTCCTGTTTTGCTAAAATACTTTCAATCATTTTAGGGGAATGACCTTGCTCTGCTAGGCTATCCCAAGTTTCTTGACTCTCCCATTTTTTAATTAGTTTGAGTAAACCAGTAGCACATTCGCTTCTGCCCTCGTGAATACTTAGAGTATTATCAGATAATTCTTCATCACCATTTAATACGGGCTCGTTATGTTCTATTTCTTCCTCTAACCAAGTTTTTACTTTTTCTAATACATCATTCATCTTCGTTCTCCTTTAAAAATTGTTTTTCTTCTTTGGTTAAACATTCAAAATGCACTCTGTAAGTGCCGTCTGAGAAGTTTTCTCGGCTTCTCTGGTCGTCTTTGTCGTACACATCATATGGACATATATCTTCGTCGGTAGGAATCATTTCATCACATCTGTCGCAAGGTAAAGCTGAGCAATCGGGACAAAGATATCCGTCTCTGTACTCTCCCTCTGCAAAGATAGGATTGCCCTGTTCGTCGTTGATATCGGATTCGTAATCAGCGTCTGCTGGAATCCTGTTAACAAAGAGTCCAGAACCAAAAGAAGTATCTTTACCACAATTCACACATCTGTTGCCGATATCCATAACATAGTTCTTGGTTTTCATTGTTTCTATTGCTTGGCACATATTAAGTCTCTCTCCTCTAAAAATTGCTTTATTCCTTGGGTTGATAATTGATCTTCAAAAACATATTTAAATGCTTCCTCTAAAGTGGGGCTAGATTCAAAAGTTTTAGGAAAGGTCTTGTAATCTAGCATGAGCCAAAGTTCTAAAGATGCACACCAGACTATCTCTATATTATCTTTTTCAAAATAATATGTATCATCCCAATCGCCACTAAGATTTTCCTCTAATAAGATATCTAACATTTGTTGTCGGTTCATTTGGCGTTCTCCTCAAAATACTTTTCAAAGTCTTTGGTTATATCAAAAGAAAAATCTCCCGTTCTTTTTAACTGAAAATATGTTGCAGATTCTTCTTGCTCATATCCCATATCTTCCAGAACATCTAGCCAATCTTCCTCTTTAACCAATTTTTCATACTCTTTTAATATTTCTTCATCTTCGCAAGACGGGAAATTATAAATATCACATCCAGAATCTATTGAGCAAAAAATACAAATATAAAATCCTGTTTCTTTTGGGCAAGTTGGAAATAATTTAAAAAGAGATTCATCAAAATCTTTGTCTCTGCTGATATATTCCAACTCATCTGTATTGAGCGTTGCCCACTTAAATTTTCGGTACATTTCAAAATCTGCACTATCTTTTCTTCTCCAAGTTTCAATTTCCCAAGTTGACCACTTAGGCATTTCATAATATTGGTTATCCATTATTGATTCTCCTCAACGATATAAATAATTTGGTATTTATCAGTTTCGGAAAAAGGAACAAACTCATCTTTTTCTTCACACCAATCACCAAAAGGAACACCTTTGTCTTTACTTACAAATTCATAGCATCCGTTATAATAAGATTCGTTTAACTTAGGTTTTATTTCTTCCCAATTATTAATATGTTCGATGTATATAAAATCTCCCATAATACTAATCGCAAAATCTTCAATAGAAGTTTCTCCTTTTAAAGCATCTACTAATTCACTTGCTGAATATTCTTGAACTATCCAATCAACAAAATGATAATTTAATTTTACTGTTATTGTTTTTTTAGGTTTCATTAGATCAATCCCAATCTGAATTGGTTGTACTCATCTTCCCATTCATTGGTTAACTTCATCACATCAAAGTATTTATCCAAGCCTGTTGTATAGTCGGTGAAACAATCAAGGTGTTCGTTGCCCCCGTAATTAGTCCACATAATCCACATATGCCCAGAGTAGTATTCGTCGGGGAACTCTTGGATAAGATCATCTTCACTACATTTTTTAAAATGTTCCTCATACTCTGAGAAACAATTTTTCAAAGCATTGAATCTAATTTCTTTTATAAGTTCGGCATGAGTCTTAACTTGGCTCTCGGGGATAATTTGGATATTGCCTAAGCGTTCGTCTAACTCGAAAGCTTTCATAGTTTCAGTTAAAGCTTCAAAGTCATACCCCCAAGGCTCAATCATATCTTCGCATCCGTTGTTCCAGAGATCGCAAGCATTGGCTCGGTACATGAGTTTATTTTTTTCGCACTCATCTAAAATTGTTCTAAGTAATGATTTCATTTTTTACCTCGTTAATTGAAATTTTGTAAGTTGTCGGGCGTCCAGCTTTTAAAACAGCTAGGTTAATCGTCGGGTTATCGGGATTGTAATTGATTGAATGGTCGTACCTAAGATCGGTAGCAAAATTGAAATGGTCGGGATATTTATTGTTTTGCATTAAAGTATCCCAAATTTGCTCTAATATTTTTTGTTCTATATTCATTTTTATATACCTCTCCAAGCTGGTAATAAATTTCTTATTTCTTAATAGTATAGAAAGATTTAATTATTGTCTACTAATTGTAGAAAATATATGTATAATGAACTTACCCGATAGGGCATTTATAGGAAAATAAAAAATGAATAATAGTATGACTTTAGACCAAGCTAAACAAAAAGTGCTTGAAATGAATAATCAAACTTTGGAAAACTTTGTTAATCAGCGAAAAGGAAACGATAGCGAATTATCAAAATTTGCTAGAAATGAATTAGCCGATAGAAATAATTTAAAAGCTTGGCAAGACGGCAGTTTAGTTAATACCGACGCTATTAATAAATTATCCCTTAGCGATCTTGAAAGAGTAGCTAATATTCTAGAGGGGGTGAAATAATGAGCCTTAAAGATATAAATTTAAATACTTACTTTGGCGATAATATAACCATTGATAATGCCACTCACATAACCATTGAACACGATAGAGCAATAACCAACAATCCAGAATATCAAAATTCAGATTGCGATACAGTCAATATAACAATTCATTGTTCCGATATGCCAAGCAGACATAAAGGTTTAGAAGATCATATGGAATTTAAAAAATGTATTTCTCTTACTGTTAAAGGGTGGAAAGATAAATTGTTATATGTTGATGATGTTAAATTTAATGACTTTAACCTAGAGGGGGTGGAAAGTGAGTAGAACTAACGAAATTATTTATGAGATGTTAACCGAGTCTACTGGCAAACATATGCTGGATAGTGGACAAGACGACGGACGCCATTGGCAAAGAAATCAAAAGAAATCATTAAAAGATTTTGAGAATGAGCCACGCCTAATATTGTTAGATCAAGATAGCAATTATCCATATTATGAAAAATCTACTTTTCACCATTTGGCAGATTCTTGCATTTACTTGCCGAATGAAAATGCAGACCTTGTTGAATGGGTAAGTCAAAATGAGTATGACTATTTTAAAAATGAAAATGGGCGATCTTTGGGCAGTATGTATGATATTGAGGAGTATATGTCCGAAAAATATAATTTAGATACTCATATTATAAATACCTATAATGGGGAATCTAGTTTAGATCAGACGCTACAATTTATAACTTTGGGTGATACTTACGATTCAAATATTATTGCCTTGTCCGTCCATAATGGGGCAGATGTTAGAGGTGGTTATACCGATTATAAAATATTTGAGATAGAAACTGACTTATTTTATAGCTGGTATGAGGAGTATGACGAGGAAAACCACTTTGATTTAATTGCGAATATTTAAAACTATCTCCAATAGTTTAAGGGGCTTTTTAGCCCCTTTTTTATACTTAGCGTCAACGATAACATTTGTTCCTATTCTATAGGCAGGGGATAGCTATATAAAAAATAGCATTTCCCTTGTTCCTCGGCTTTCCCTTTTAAAAGTTTCGGGTTTCCCCTTGTATTTGTTCGGGTTCGGGCTTGGGCTTAGCCTTGACGCTCTAAGGCGGTTCGGGTTCGGGATAGGGTTTCGGGTTCGGGTTCGGGTTTCTCTAAAAAATGCTGGGCTATATAGGGTAAGGCACACACATATATATACATATATAAATAAATTTTTTTTTGCTGGCCGACGCTGGCCCAAACCAGCTGGCCGCAGATCCCCCTAATATAAGACCGCCACTTGCGATAGATCCTCAGCTAATTAGATTTTACAATTTGTCTCTAATTTGAGATAATTCTACCAAGGCGGACACTTTTGCGAGCCTGTAAATTGGAGAAAGTAATGGATAAATTAAACCAACTTTT